TAACTGGCGCGGAAGAAGTTCGTCACCTGCGCGGTGATGTCGCTTCCGTCCGTCTGGATCACGAAGTCGTGTTGCGTGAGCGGGATGATGTTCACATCGGTGCCCGCGAGCGTGTCAGCGTCGTAACAGAAGAGCAGATCGACGATGGAGTTGTTGATCCCGTTGCCCGCGGCGATGAACGTGAAGTCGCTCACGTCGATGTCAATCCGGTTGTTCGTGTCATCAACAGTCCGCGTCACACCATCACCCACGTCATCAAGTTCTTTACGGGAGTAGTTGGTGAACGTGGCCTCGGTGTTATTCACGCTCGTGAGGAGCGCTAACAATTCATCGAAATCCTCATTCACCGCATCGGTCTCGCTCAGATCGAGCAACACAACGATGAAGGCGCTGTTTGCCGGGTCATTCGCAAGGATGCGCGCGGCATACTCGCTCACATGCCCCTTCGCGACGTTGAATACGAAATCAGCCATTGGTCACTCCCAGTTTCTTCAGCATCGCGGCGTACTCGTCACGCGCTTGCTGCGACTTACCCTCCAACGTCTCCCGCTGCTCTTCAAGCGCCCGGCACTGCGCGGTGAGCGCATCGCGCTTCTTCTCCCCCGTGGCCAGGGCCTCCGCGAGCGCGGTGTCAAGCGCTTGCTTACTGGCGTTGCCATCAGTCTCTAACTTATCTGCCAGCGCTACATGCTCGCAGCGCAACTTCGTGAGGGCGAGGGCGGCGTCGTGCTCCTCCTCCGCATACCGTGCCCGCGCTTCCTCAACCGCGGCCCCCCACTTGCCTGCGCTCTCAGTGAGCGCCCGAACACGCTCACTGGCCTGGACCTCGCGCATCTCCGCGCCGAGGGCGGCGTTGAGGACCGCTTCGACCTTCTCCCACGCCCGGAGTTCCTGAACCCGTTGCTTCGCGATGTTCTGCGCCTGTTTGAGCGACATCTCCACGGCTACTTCCCCCTCGTCGGTGCGGTGATCACCACGGTCAGAGCAGTGGTGCCATCCCCGCCGCTCACATTCGGCCGGATGCTCTCCGGGCTCTCACTGATCACCTCCGGGTTCGAGATCGTGGCCCCCGTCAGATCGGTACTGAGCAAACCCCCCTGCGAGTTGTGCAGCTCGCCGAAAGTGGTGCCGCCATCCGGCGACCCCTCCATCGTGATCGCAGCACCCACGCCAGCCGCTTCCACAACCACTTGCACCGTCTTGTCGCTGAACCGCGCCATCCTAATCAGCGAGCCCGTGTCGCCGTTTCGGAGGTTCTTCCACTCAGCCCGCGCTACCCCATCATTGTCGAAGGTCAGCGTGCCATTGATCACCGCCATGATCAGCTCCTAATCTGTCCAAGTCCTGACAACCTACCACGAGCCGCTCCCGCAACCAAGCCTCGCGTTACGCACGCTCCCCGTGCGTGGGCAACGTGCGCCCGGGCCGCTCGAACCCGAGCGGTTTCGAGTCATCCCCGAGAAAGGTTGCCGTCTCAACCCGCCTGAACTGCCCCTTCGGCCGCTGCAACCGCCCCAACGGGAAGAGCACCGCTGCCCCATATCCCATTGCGTCGCCAGGGTGCGAGTGCATGTCCTTGGCCGGTTGCCCAGATACTATCCCCGTCCGCGCCACATGATAATGCCAGCCCCCCCGCAGCGCCTGCCACACCTGCGGCGCCCGCTGCCGGTCCACCTGCACCAGCCCAACGCCGCCAACCAGGCGCGTGAGAGTTGCCCGCAACGGTTCCACCCGTTCCCCAATCGCCACCGGCCCCGACCGCCAGCCACCGCCCAGTTCCCGCTGCAACAGCCGCACTGCGCTCCGGTGGATGCTGGTCTGTTCCCCCGTCCGCCCCGCTGGGTCACCGATGTGGCGCCAGCGATGCCCACGATACCGTTCCGCCAGCAACGGCCGCACGCCATCCGCGATCAGCTCCTCAACCCCGGCCTCTTCCCCCACCAGCGCATCCAGCACTAGCCAGTGCCCAAGCGGGGTCATCTGCGTGACGATGCAGGTGGGGTTGTGACCGAAATCCCACAGCAGCGCCAGTTCCCGACGCGGGATGGGCGTGAGCCCGGTCGCCAAATGCAACCGATCACTCCAGTCTGGCGTCACGGGCCGTCCAATCGCCTGGAACCCAAACTGCCCCTCGATGAACCGGCGCACCAGATCGGGACGGTGCCGCCAGACCCGTCGCAGCTCTCCGTAGTAGTCCTGCGGCAAGTTCGCGATGTTCTCCGGCGCGGGTGGTTGCCACAGCTTGAACCCCTCCGTCCCCGGGTCTACGAACCGCCGATACGTCCAATGTGCCTCATCCGGGTTGTTCTCCGCCAGCTTCACCCCATAATATTTCATCCCAGGTTGCCGGAGCCGGCTCAACCCGATGTCGAAGATCATCTCATCAACTCCGCCCGAGGTCACCGCGGGCGCCGGCTCATCAATCCCGAAGCCGGCCAGCTCCCGGCTCATCAGCTTACTCGCGTCGGCGGGATCGTCCATCCCCAGGAACTCGACCTCCCCCTCCGCAACCCCGCTGGCCCAGGTGAAAAGCCGCCGGGTTTGATTAAACGTCCCGAATATCCCCGGCGGGAACCAGTCGAAGAAAGTTCGCAGCGTGGTCGCCTGCATGTTCTCCCAGGTGTCGCGGATGAGCGCCCACCTCGCGCCTGGGTTGTGCCGGGTGTGAACCAGCGTACTCCAGCACAGCGCGGTGCTCTTCCCCTCCCCCATCCGCGAGCTGAACAGGTCCGCCCGCGCCTTGCTCTCAATGAACGCCTTCTGCAACGGGTTCGGGTTGAACGGAACGACGTGGGTGGAACCGGAGGCGCTGGTGCCCGTGCCCATCACCTCATTTTCCTACTTCTACGCGGAGATAGGACTCTTCTCATTCCTCGAATATGTCTTGCCATCATGGACCTCCCTTCACCTTCGCCCTCACCTTCCCCTTCACCTCCACCCGGATGTCCGGCTCGACCTCGCTGAGCAGCACCCTTCCCAACTCCACCTTCTTCACCGTGCGCCGGACCCGGGCCAGATGCGCGGCGCGCAGGCGCGCGAGCGCAGGCTGGTTCTTCACTCTCCTAACGGCCATAGCTCACCTTCAACCTCCTGATCCGTTTCACCATCCCACGGGGGATGGAGACGATCTCCCCTACATGACCATCATCCCCTTCTTGCAGCGTGCCCGCGAGGGTAACCTGTTCATCATCGTCAATCAACAGCCATCCACGCGAGGTGCATTTGACCACTGCTGGTAGATGATGGTCATCGCGCCAGTCCGCGGTCGATATCGCATCCGCCCACTCCACCTCAACGAACTTCGGTTCTTTCATCGCTTCGCCTCCCCACCCTTCCCTCGCTTCCCCCGCACCCGCTTCCCCGCCTGTTCCCCCGCATCGTCCGCGGCCTCCGCGGTCTCCACAACCACCTCCGCCTTGAGTTCATACACGTTGGCTTCAGCCGTCTTATCAACACCGGCTTGGCCCAGGTCCAGGCTCGTGACGATCTGGATCGGCACCACAAAGCTGACCGCGCTCTTCTCGCTGAACCGCTGCGGGTCCAGCTTCCCGGCACTCCAGCGGAGCTGGCTCATCGCCACATCATACGCTCGCACGCGCTGGGCGGTGCCCGGGGCCAGCGCCAACTCCCGCGCCATGTCAAGCGCCTCATCAAACAGCGCATCGGCCTTCAACTGCCGCGCCGTGTGCAACGCCTCGCTCAAGTCCTTGCGAGCGAGCGCCCAGCGGCGGAAGCTGACCGCGCTGGGCATCCCATCCTGCTTGCAGATCGAGCTGAGCGTCTCCCCCGCCGCGATCCGCTCGCAGATGGCCATCGCCAGCTCTGGTCGATAAGTGGCGGGCGGCCTCCCCTTCGTACGCTTCTTCAGCTCCCGCTGGTGGCTGGGGGCCGGGTGGGTCTGGGAGTAGCTCATCTTCGCATCTGCTTCACACGCAGTCGCAAACTATAAGGCAGAGTGTAGGTCCACCACTCCAAGTGCCATGGGCGAAGCCGTTTCAAGTTCATCATTCACTCCTCCTCATCCATGCCAGTGCCCCCGCCACCGGCTCCAGCACCCGCACGCTCGGGGCGAAGGCGGGGCACGCGGCGCGTGGGGTTCACGGCTCCTCCTTTTCATTCTCACCCCCACCATAGCGCCCTAGGCGAGGGAGGTCAAGCTCATTCATGTCACCACGCACGGGGGGGGGGCCTAGTCGAGTTTCCCCGCCTTGAGCCGGAGGTAGGGCTCCACCGCCCTGTAAGCGTCTCGGGCCAGCTTGTGCGTGACCCGCCACCTCCAGGTCCGATTGTGTTTCTCCTTCCCGGGTTGATCGCTGCGGTCCCGGGAGTATATGGCTCCCCCGAACGTGGCTTGAAGCAGTCTCGGGATGTCTGAGTTAGTCATCTCAACTTCCATCACGAAGGCCAACCGAGACCCGCCCTTCTTCACCACCCCCACATGGGCTTCGCCATCTATTATCCCCGCGAGGTAAGCGTGCAATGTTTCCATGGGGGGAGTGTACCAGGGGGTCTGTCCCCCTGTCAAGCCTTTTCGTTCACGTTGGTATTCGTGGCCAAGGTCCGGGGGCCCCATATACGCACACGACCACCGTTGGATTCATCAATGATCGACGCCCGTCCCAGCAGATCGGTATCGTTCGGATACTGTTCCTGCAAGGTTTTCAGGA